CCCTGTACCGGCGGAGTAAACCTGTGCAGAACTAATCTGAGCAAACGTGATGGCCGTTGTACCAAAGGTAATAGTGCCTGTGGTTGTACAGACGTATGTCTCGCCTGCGCCCGTATTACCACTGGTAACAAAGAACGCATCGTTGTAGCCCAGAGCATTTGGATCACGCAGGCCGTAAGTGTTTGCGTCTGTAGCGCGAGTCAGCACCCAGTTTGTAGATACTGTGCCTACAGTTGTAACCGTGTAAACGCCATTCTGTGCTTGGGCTGTTTGGTTGTAAATCAGTACCCGTTTGCCAACGGTCATCAGGATGCCGTCAAGCGTTAAAGCTACCTGCGTACCTGCATTGGTCAGCGTAGCGCCAACACCAGCCGTGCCGTTGTTGTACGTAGCGTTTAAGTTACCCGCAGTGTTGGGAGACTCTACAAATACTGGCTCATGGTATGAAATACCCTGCGTGACCAAGCCATCTACGTACAGTTTATTGGCAATGTCTGTGTTTGCGGCAGGAGTCGTAGACACTGTGCCGGTTGTCAGAGCCGCAGAAGTGGCAGTGATTGCACCAAACGACTGCTGGACAACTACATCAGAAGCATCTTCGTAAACTGACTTTGACGATGGATAGGTACAGAAAACGTCCTTAGAGTTGGCCGCAAAGTTAACCAATGATCCACCATTACTAGAGGACAAGACCGTTGTGCGGGACAGCGTAGTACCAGAAGATGTGTATGTGCCAATACCCACCTCCCATGCGCCCGTAGTGGAGTCAGCAATAGCATAGTAAGTGGTGTTGCCGTTACCAATGGCAGAGAAAGACTGAAAGCCTACTGCCGCACCAGCGAGGGTAAGTGTGCCTGTCCCGGCGGTCGTGGACGTTTCTTTTACACGGTCTTTTAAAACTAAAGCCATTTGTATTCCTTATGACGGCAGGTCATTCCAACCGGGTGTTTGTGCACTGTTGATATTTTGCCAGTTTGGGTTCTGACTGTCATCAATTACCGCCCAAACAAGTACGCTACCAATATAGACATACAACTGAATTCCAGTCACAGAAACATTGATTGTTGCAGTTACTGTTGGAGTATCTGTAATTGTTGCAGTATCAGCAAATGCAACGCCGTAACCTATTACTGTGGCAAAAGTGTCCGTGCCTGTTGCAGTGTCGGCAATGTAAACGTTGTAGCTGGTTTGAGTATCAACGGAATCAGTGATTGTTGATGTGTCAGCTTGAACGCCTACGATTGCCCGTTCTGCATTTGATGCGTCTGTGATGGTTGCCGTATCCGCAAAATCCACAGGCATGACCGACTCGCCAAGAGCGGCGAACGGGGGCTGGGCAAATGCGGCATAACCAAACACAGCCTGCCTTTAAGAAGAGGTCAGAGAGAACGTGTAAGTAACGCTCAATGTGTCGCCTGTAGTTACAGACTTATCCCCACCAGTAAAGTCGCCTTCAGCAAACAAAACACCAGAAGTTCCAGTAGAAGCGTTGGTTACAAATGCACCAGCAATTGTGGCGGCAGAAGTAACTGTAAACACGGCGGCAGTTCCAATAGTCACAGATGGCGTAGCTGTAGTTGGTGTACCAAAGGTAATTGCTTTACGGCTACCTACAAGAACACTCTCAGACCAACCAGCATGGCTGGCTAATGTATCTGCGGCGGCAAACGTAGTGCCTGATCCGGGGCCAGTAATCAAACCAAAGTACAGTGCAGTGGTATATCCCACAGCGTTAAAGAAGCTGGCGCTCATGTACTGCAAACCTTGGCTTGGCACTAAGTTATGGAAATCATCTTCCCACTTCAAGCTACCATCAGCGTTATGGCAGGTAACGGTAAACACACCGCCACCTTGAACCATGTCATTCTCACCGCCGGTCGTGGACATCACTGCGTCAAACTTGTCCGAGGCTTTGCCAAAATCAATACTCATGATGTGTCCTTACGATATACGAACGATTGCACTATTGGCATCGGGCGTTGGGAAGATGATCTGGAATGTGTCGTTGGACACGGTTTTGTCTGCACCAAAGTCAAGAATGGCTACAGACTTGTTGCTCTGAGATGAGTTATAAATCAAAGCCGCCCGAGCGGTAAACGATGCGCTAGTCCAAGACGTATTGGTAAATGAAATGTACGCAGTTGAAATATTGCTAGAGTTGTTACCAGACGTAGGCGAGGTACTGATTACCAGAGTATTTCCTCCAGCCGTGTAGCCTGTGCCCGTTACTTCATTGGTGGTTGAATACACTGTTGTGCTTGCGTTAATGTCTGCACTAGCCGTATACAAAGCAATCTTGAACGTATTAGGTGATGTGGGGCCAAAGTTATGAACCGCTTGGAGCAGTTCTACCTTGAACGATGTGGTTGCGCCCTGAAGAATACTCATGATACTTGAACCCTAGTCTGGCCGTCACGATAAGCGTCAGCACGTTGTTTACCATCACCCAAGTTCTTGAGCAGAGCAATAGCTTGCACGTACCTGTCTTGGTACAACTTAACCATGTCTGGCTCACCCTTCATGTATGTAATGGCTTCACACATTGTTCCGTACAACAAAGCTGAATCAAAGTTATCGCCTAACCATGTAGTGGTTGCAGTCACAATAGATTGCGGTATGTAAAAATAATGAAGCTCTGCCACATAAGCGGCGTCTGGCGTTGGGCCAATCATAAATGTTAATTCATTCACATCATTGGACTGTGGGCCAAAGATTGCATAGTGCTTGGGCTTACCTTGCGTTACTTGGTTTGGATATGCTTCACGCATGAAGTTCACATCTTTGTTTAGCAAGTACAAGAAGTCACCACCAGCGGCTGGGTAAATAGCCAAGCTGTATGAAGACAAGAAATCATTTGGGCAACCCAAGTATTTGTTACCTTGGGTCAACGAACCCGTCACATTCTTTCGCAAGTTAGCAATCTGCACCGTGTTGTAAATTCTTTGTTCCGCTTGCTTGATGAAAACATTCATATCCGCAGTTGGAAATGTATTTTCGCAGTAGTCCTGCACGGCGGTGACAAGCTCGTTGTATGTCATAAAGTCAGGCCATCGGCCCCCGCGCCATCAAACCTTTAGTAGCCGCGCCTGTACCACGCACTTTGATACCGCTAGTCTTAACCTTCTCATCACCAGCAGACTTGCTCTCCGCACCAACACTGACATCCAAAGTGTCAAGCTTGCTACGGTTAGGTTCTTTGCCGGGATTGGTAGAAGCTTTGACAACTTTACCGCTCATGGTGTGTGGCTTGGCATAGACCTTGGCATCGCCAACTTCTTTACCCATCATCTTTTTGCTGAATGTAGCCATATTAGCCTCGCTTTTGGTTCATGGCACGAGCCATATTGCGACCAACGGCACGCATGGCTTTACCAGTTACACCGGCAGTCTTCTTGCCGCCCATTGTTTCTTTGGCTGTTGGGCCACTATCACCAAGGTTCTTACCCTCAGTTTTACCCTTTTTAGCAATGCCATCTGCTGATCGTGTATAAGCCATTTTAAGCTCCTATTTTATTACAAAACAATTTGATTTTTGTAGGTTTTCTAATCCCGGTATTACCTGCAAATTATGAGGCAAATGCAACCCAGATACAAGCTTTCCTTGAAGCGGAACAACATGATCGACATGCCAAGGAAACTTAAAAATTTGGGTACGCAACTGAGCCAATTCATAAGCCTGTTCTACCATCCAGTGATCCTCATCAGTGAACCAGATCGGTGTGCGTAAATTTATAGCAGATCTACGCCTAGCGTCAAGCGCCGCAACTTTGCTTGGATTGTTAATTTTCCAGTTTTTGTTCTTCTGTTTAATGTAACTTTTGTGATTTTTGTATCTATTTACATCAGATATTTTGCGATGTAATTTAGCCAAATCGGGGTTTTTTAATGCCCAATTCTTTTTTCGTTCGTTATCACATGCCTTGCAGTGGGATTGATACCCATCTTTGCTGTTTACGGCTTGTTTATAAAACAACTCGTAAGGTTTAACGGCTTGACAACGTGTGCATGTTTTCATGATGTTGTCGTCACAGTTACCGTGCCAATTTGTACGCCAAGCACTAAATAGTTGGGGGTCAAAGCGCTTGCAAAATTACTTGAGCCACCTACAGGCGACCAGCCCCATTGAATATCCCTTGAACCACCAGTCGGATAACCATTTACATCCGTACCAGCAGTCACATAAGTTGTGTCCCTACGCGGGTTACGCAAAGCTTGAGGATCATCCACTGGGAATGTACCCAACATTAATTGCGGTTGGTCAGGATCAAAACATTCCGCACATACCAATAATTGGTATTTTCTCTGTTTGATGATTTCCGTCTTTAACTGCTTTAATAGATATTGCTGGCCACATCTATCACACATGGCAATAGCACGTTTACCTGATGCAAAACGATTACCCATTATGTTCCACCAATGAACATCTGACGGGGAACAAACCTAACTGGAGCCTTCTCTCGGTCTTCACCAGCCGCAATTTCAAACGTTTCGTTGTACATCTGCTTTAACATTTCAATGCGAGGCATTAGTTCTGGTGTCTTAACAGCAATGTGATAAGCCAATCCCGCCACCAAAGATGGCAAGAAACGGAAGTTCATGTCAGCAGTTTCTACACCAGCACCAGCATCCTGAACTCGGCGTAGTCTCCAGTATACAAATTGGTAAGTTGTACTGTTATCGGGCGTAGGCCAAACAGTTACCGCTGGAAGTTGGGGCACATACACGGCTGTAGAAATAACGTGAGTAGCCGCTGTTGTGTTGTTTTGACCACGGAACACACCGCCCAAAACATTACCAGTGATGTATGTGTAATAAATGTCTTCAGAATCCAACCGAATAAAACCTGATCCGGCCAATCCAACTACCGTATTTAGCGTGATAGTTGTATCAGTGGCCGTGATTGCACTTGAAAGAACGGAAGACGTTGGGTTAACTTCTCCAGACAAACGCTGAATCCAGACTTGAATAGGTCTAGCTTGCGTAAGTTTGTTTGGAATAGTTGCGTAGGTTGAAACACTAATACGTGTGATTGTTAAATCAGCTTGCGTAGATGCAGTGTTTGAACCTGTGCGAATAACGTGTTCTAGCAAATCAATGGTATTTGTGGGTAGAGCATAGGTGCTAAGCCCCGGAGTCAGGTTAATAAACCCCTGCTCCATCGTCCACATATTGATACCTTTAGACTGCCACTCAATGGTCATCAGGTTCATTGACCTGCGTGCTGTACGCAAATCGTAACCAGAACGCATCTCACGACCGGCACGCTCCCACGCTTCCTCGGCAATCTCCGTGAAGTCCATGTTGAATAGGGTTGTGCCGGTAGTTGTCATTTCTTAGCCGTCTTTGCAGATTGAACAAAAGCATCAGCAGTAGGTGCACCCATTTGACCGGGTTTACGCATCTTTTCTTTAGAGCCAGCGGCTATCCGTTTTCTCTTGGCGTTAATGTTGGCATACAAACCAACAGGGCCGCCATCCGCATACTGAGTAAAATCAGTATCATCGCGGCGTGCTGTACGTTTACCGCTTGGCATCTTAGAGGGAGACATGGCTCCCATACCGCGACTTGGCATCATGATTAGCACTTCCCGCCGTAGTTCATCTTGACCATTGTGCCTTTGGTTTTGCCTTTAGTAGCACAACCATCAGCACGACTAGAAGCTGAACTTACTTTACCGCCGCTAGCGTAAGGCTTGGGCATAGCTTTGTTGTAAGCATCTTCAGCCGCCTTAGCATCTGCGCGATCCTTCATCATCTGACGGGCTTCGCGCTCAGCAGGACTACGCTTTGCGTCTTCCATCTCAGCAATAGTTGGGGGATTAACTTTGCCGCGACCTGCGCCAGCTTCGCTCTTACCCATCATTCGGTCTAGTAAGCTCATGTCAGTTCCTTAGCAGGCTTTGCCGCCCATAGACATTTTAATCATTGTGCCTTTGGTTTTACCGCGCTGGGCAATACCATTAGCAGATGAACGGAATGTACCGCCTTTAGCCAATTTAGTCATTGGTTGACCTTTGTGTAAATTAGATTCGTGTTTATTAACGGCCTTCTGCATCATGGATTTATCCATCTTTACGTCTTCATGCACTTTGCCACCTTTTTTGTAATCACCAAGATCTTCTGCATTAGCGCGATTGCCAACCAGACCTTCAAGATCAACACCACGATCTCTTAAACGTTTGCCAGCCACTCCGGGGCCAAGGCCACGTTCACGGCTATACATACGGTCTTCACCCTCATTCATGTATAACGAATCTTTAACTCGTTTAACATCATCATCAAATCCAGAATCTTTTGTAGCCATAGTCCCACCTTTTGAGAATTTTTTGCCTTTATCGGCAGTTGCAAAATCTTTACCCACAGACTGTGGGACTCCTGCTTTCTTGGCAAACGATGGCGAATGTGCAATCGCTTCCATGAAATTGTGTTGCTTCTTGCTTGTGCTTGGCATTACAAATACCTTCCCTTAGTCTTGCCACGTTGGGCAATACCATCGCCACGGCGAGAAGCTTTGCTGGCTTTTACCTTGCCGCCACGTTTGTAATCGCCTTCGTATTCCATTGCGTCTAGCTCTTGCAATTTATTGCCACCAGTTGATGTAAAACTGCGATCTTCTTCAGGAATTTCATCACGGCCTAGAACTTCATTCTTGGCATATTCTTTGACTACATCTTTAGCAATGTTTTTGGCAAACCCTACAGGGTTTGTTGCCAAGCCAACAGAATCTTTTGGTAAATTTAAAGCTTGCTCCGCTTGAGATGCCAAATAATCTTTAGCTTTATTTGTAACATAGCTTTTGCCAAGAGCCATAAGTAATGGAGCAACCATGATTAATCACCCTTTTTGAATAAGCTGGTCAATCTTAGCTTCAAGCTTGTTAAAGCGTTGGTCAATGTGGTTCGTAATGCGATCCACTTCTGCTTGAGTAACGTTATCACGGGCAACCTCCTCACGGGTTTTGTTCAACAGGATCGTGACACGAGCCAGTTCCCTGAACTTTTCATTCATCATATAGCCAAGCAATCCCATCACCAAAGATAGGACTGCTGACCATGCGGTATTCAAATCTAGCATTTCCATGCCCTAAGCGACTTGTTTATGCGTGAGTCTGGGTCTTTGGCGGTTTTGGTGGATGTCAATTTCTTTTTCATCCCTTCCATCCTCGCACAAAAAGAATCTTTGCGGGAGCCGCCTTCTGGCTGGGGAGGTTTCAAGTTCATGCCTTGCGCTTTCGCGGAGGCCCGTCCCTTGGCGTTTAAACCACCCTTCGGATTCTTGCCTTCTTTTCTCGTCCATGCTGGTGACTTAGCCATTTACGACTTTCAGTTTGGAATAATGGATGTTCTCTAACATTGGCATCACAACTTCTTCTCGGAAGTTACGCTCAAATGTTTCTTGTCCAACGTGGGGCAAGCTAATGTCAACGTCGATATAAACAGTGAAACCCATTTGAGTAACACGGTCGCAGAACAGATAGTCTTCACCAACATATTTGCCATCCACAATGGCAAAGTCAAACACTGCCGACATCTTTTCTGTCGGTGACTTTTCGTAAGTCCACTCTGGGTGTGCCTCTACCAAACGTTCAATCACATGACGCTGGATTAACATGAACCCTGTAGGCGCACGCTTTAAACGCATCAATGAGCCTTCAAACTCTAGATCACCATTGTCATCATGGTATATGTCTGCAAAGAACTTAGCGTCCTTGGCTCTGCGTGGATAAGCTCCAGCAGTAACATCTTTATCGCCGCTCTGCGCCATCAAACGCAGAATGTCATCTGCATTAACAACAACATCGGCATCAATAAACAGAAGCTCTGTGCAGTCTGTCTTTAAGAATTCGTGTACTAGGGCGTTACGAGCCATAGTAATGATTGAGCAATTAGACAAATCAGACAACGTGACAGAGACACCAAGACTCATCGCTTTGGGCATTAACTGCGCCAGTGCAAATGCGGTCTTGATATTCAGCTTGCCGTCATAAGCTGGAATGCCTATGAACAGCTTGCGGCCCATCAATGTTGTCTGTTTTGTTTCAGCCATAATAGATATTGCAAGCTACTACGTTACTCATTTGAGCGTAAACACCATCGGCAACAATTACACCATCATCAGGAATAAATGGGGAATTGTTAAACGAATCGCTTGCCGCAACGTCGTATGTCATCAACCAACGGTTTGCAAAAACCATTGCCGCGCCAGCAGTAATACTGCCAGAATTAATGTCTGTAAGCGTAAACGTACTTGAGTTTGTAACGGTTACTGCGTAGTTGCCATTGGTAGCAGTGCCGCCAGTACCCGCCGCAAAATCAACGCCAATAACTTGACCAGTTGTTAAACCGTGAGCAGTTAGTGTAACGGTGATGGTTGTACCAGAACGACCATAAGTCGCTGTAGTTACCGGAGCAACAGTGGTGTCAAATAACGTAACGTATCCGGCAGTAGCAGAGCCAGTAAATGAAATGGCTTTGACGCGGTTGCGGCCAAGCACCATAAACCCACTAGTGTTTATATGCGCCTGTTTAACAGGGGTCTGATTCATAATTAATCTCCTTGTAAA